TGATTGACTATCCAATATTTTAAACCACACCTCTCTGGCATTAACTGTTCGCATCCCCATGTTTTTTGATTCATATTCCTCATAAAGTGTTTTAAAATCATCACCATATACATCAGACAATCCTCTACACACATCAGGACACATTAAAGTCCATTTTTTATTTTGCTTTACTCTTTCCATAAAAAGATCATTTAACCATAGTGCGTAAAACAAGTCTCGGGCTCGGGCTTCTTCGTCTCCATGATTTTTCTTCATATCAAGGAATTCCATAATGTCTGGATGCCATGGTTCCAAATAAATGGCAAAGCTGCCGTTTCTACGCCCCCCTCCATTATGGACGACACCATTGTGAATCATGTAGTCGTGCGTTTTCCTCATTTGCAAGTCATATAAAGTCCCGGTATAGTGGGTTTTTGTGATAGTTGATATTCTACTAAATATTAAATTATTATATGAAAAAAATTTCGTGAAAGACCCCTTTTCAACTTGTAACAATTCAGATAATTCTTGTGTTTTAGGTATTCGTAAGCAGTATGCTATTTTCTTATTTTCAATGACATCTCCGTATTTAGTAGTATGTTTTTCACCTATTCTATCTCTAATATATCCACCGGTAGGAATTCCCATTCTTAACAAAATATATCTAAGCGATTCTGCCAGATTTTTGGAAGTAGTATCAAATGTTATTTCATTTGATTTACAACCGTCACTATCAATTAAACCTTTTACAATATATTTTGCTTTTTCAATGGGTAAATTTAACCAATCACAATTGAGCTTTTTTTCTTTGTTTGAATCATATAATGTGGAATATCTAAAATGTAGTTGTAACGATTTATTCCACGAAATTCTAGTAGTATTGTTTTCTTGCGAAATAGAATATTCCACGAATTTATTTGATAGGTAATTTTCTATAAATTCCAGATTTTTTGCCTTATTTGTAGAATGAAGTGAAATATATGAACGCGTAGATGAATTATCCATTGAACCATCTCCCAGCAATAATCCATACATATAACAATCGTCCGCAGTAATTTTTGGGTTATCAACTTGATAATTAGGTTTTGTAAATACAAGCATATCGTCTTCGACTAAATCTTTTGCATCAATCCATTCCGGTACTATCAGCTTTTTATCAAGCCTATTTTTAATTACTTCATAATTAAGCCCTTTTTTCTGATTTTTTAAACAATAAACTGGGTGTTCTGGGGTGATAGAAAGGGGTTTAAATGATAAATTGTTATTAATTACTAGTAGTTCCCCTTCGTATGGATGTTCTAAGACATTTTCTATTACTTCTGGACCTTTTGTAGTAAATATACCGGTTTTGTTTGGTTCACACAACTGTATTTCTTTTGGACCTTCTGTAGTGTAAATAGTTGTGTCCGGGAGAACACATTGGTCAACATACCGCGCCGTATTATTAAATACTCGCAACATAGGAACAATTCCGTTGCTAGTTCCATTTGTTCCTCTAATATGACTACCGGCACCTCGAATATTATGGATGTGCATGCCAATACCACCGGCCCATTTACTTATAGCAGCACAATCACCCAAAGTATTATAAATTCCATGTATGCTATCAGATTCCATCGCTATTAAATAACAGGAACTAAGTTGCGGTCGAGGTGTTCCGGCATTGAAAAGAGTGGGGGTAGCATGTGTAAAATATTTATTACTCATCATATCATATGTTTCTTTTGCTTTTTCTAAATCGTCGCAATGAATACCAAGTGCAACACGCATCCACATATGTTGAGGTCGTTCTATTAATTGTTTATTGATTTTAAGAAGGTATGCTCGCTCTAGCGTTTTAAATCCAAAATAATCCAAAAGGTAATCGCGATCAAAATCAAACCAAGATTGGATGTCTTCATGATTATTTTTTACAATATTATATAGTTTTTCTGAAATAATAGGTGTTTTTATGTTATGAATATCTGTGTTATTGTATAATTTTTCGATGGCGTGTAGGTAATTTGCGTCGACCATTTTATGATGGTTTGAAATTAAAATACGACTGGCTAGAGTTCCATAATCAGGATGTGTGGTAGCCATAGAAGCGCATTGTTGTGCTGTCAATTCGTCGATTTCTTGCGTAGTAATATCATCATATAACTGATCTATGATTTTTTGACAAAGTGATGTATAATTAACATGTAATTTTGTTTTCTCCTGACTGATTGATTTAATACGTTTTAAAATTTTATCAAATGATACCGGTTCTTTATTTCCATTACGCTTAATAACACAATCTTCATATTTTTCAGACATTTGTAAAATAATATACTATTATTATTTTAAGCAATTATTATTAAACAATTATTTAAAATAAGTTATTAAATAGCGTGTTTGTTTTTTTATCTAAATTGAAATTATATACAATGAAAAAAACATTTGAATATATTTTATTAGCATTTGCTTTTTTTGCGGTATTAATGATATTTTTTAAAAGAGAAGGCTTTAGCAATATGCAAAATTACCCATCTACATACAACGAATTATTATTGAAAAGTTTTAAAACAACTGATAAAAAGGTAATTGATTCAACAACATATTCACAACAAGCTAAAAATGTTCCAAAATCAGAAATGAGTAGTTATGCACAAGTAACAAACAACATCTCTCCCAATTTGATTTCATCTCCTTGTGATGGAAATGAACCATTCCCAAGTATGTGTTCTTCTTTATACGCAACATATTAAATTGACTATTTAATAATGTAAAATCAAATACATTATTAAAAAAGCAAATATTATTAAGCAAATATTATTAAGCAAATATTATTAAGCAAATATTGTTTGAATAAAAGCACAATGAAAGAAGTAGTATTAAATGATACGATAATTAAAGTAGGTTCAACTGCAGATGAAAATTGGATATTGGTTGATTCCAATAAAGAGTATACTTGGCTTCATTTAAACTCGTTTCCATCCGGTCATGTTGTAATTGAAAACACAGAGCCAACACAAGAAGAAATCATATTTGCGGCTCAATTATGTAAGCAAAATACAAAATATAGAAACTTGCGAAATCTTAAAATATGTTATACTACCTGTGGAAATTTAAAAAAAGGAGTAAAGGTCGGTAGTGTTGTTTATAATAGCAAAAGAAAGGTAAAATATATAGTTGTTTAAATATTATTTGTATCTATTTTAATAACGATTTTGTTTTTGGTGCTTTTGTTGCTTCTATTGTTTAAATAGGAAAAGTTAAAATTATCACTGGTAATATCTGTTCCGTCGTCATTAAATACGATAGGTTCTTCCGTTTTTATTTTGGATTGTTTTGATTTTGACAGTGATTTGGGAGGCGCTTTTTCCCTTTTATTTGGTTTCCGATGGTCGAAACCTTCTTTGCGTTCTTTTATAATAGTGTCCCATGTTTCAATCATTTTAGGTAATGCTTTATTATACCATTTTTCATTTCTAGTTACTAATACAATAGATATGTCTTCAAGATACCAATAAATGTTTTCAATCCAAGTTAAATGTTTATTTTTATCCATTGTTTCTGCATACCAAACCTCAAATTCTGGTTTTGTTATATTTAAGGGTGCATATTCATAGATTGGTTCTTTATTGTCATAAAATCGTATCATAATACCTTTTCGCTTTCCATCAGCAGTTGTGATAAATGTGCCATCGTTGTTAAATTCGTTTTCATTTTCATAGCTTTTAAAGATGGTTTCCAAGAAATCGCACTCATTAAGATCACACACTTCCATTTGATGCTGCATTTGAACCCAGTAGTCTTTTTTTGGTATTCCAGTTAATTTTCTACTGACAGGGTTTTTAACTTCAACCAATCTCCCATATCGAGGATTCCCTTTTTTTGTATTGATACCATCAGGGGATGCTTTTAAGAAGTCATATCTATCGTGCGTGATACATCCATATTCACTTACTTCTGTATCATACATTTCTTCATAAATCATTAACGATAACGGCTCGTATTTATGACCGTTATGAAATGGTGAGTCTATATTTACAGTTTGATATTTTTTCACATCAATAGGAACACATTTACTATATATTAAACTATTAATACTTGATTGTGTATCAAATATTTTCCATAAATTACTGGCGGTCAACCCGTCCCATCGAAATGTATACCAATCGTTGGTTCTTTGTTCGGGCTGATATTTATTTTTAATTTTAGTTAGTTGTTTGGTGATAATATTGTCGATTGGCGGGGATAAAACAACAGATTCTTCATACGAACGCGGACAACAGTGTTTCATGAAATACAAATATACACATTCGTCTATCGTATCGTCTAAAGTGATGTCCAAATAGTTTATTTGTTCATTGTATAGTTCAGATATTTGTGTATATATCGCATCTTTAACTCTATCTTCAAAATCATAATAAATATAGTCCATTATATTATGATTGACATATTCACCAATAAATATGTCAATTGTTTCTAAGAAATCTTCGTGATAGGATGTATCTGTAAAATCGTCGCTTAATTGAAATGAATCGTATTCATCTTTTAATTCAGGCAGATCGTCCATATGTGTCATTTAACTGTTGTCTATATAATATCATTATATTTACTTTATATCAATTTAATTAATATACACGGGTGTATTAATATGATTGTGGTTTTGCGTATATGGTATGCTTAGTCATCTTCAGTTGGTTTCGTTTTTTTATCCTTGGGTTTCTTGTCATTGGGCATCTTGTCCTTCAGCTTCTTGTCTTTTGGCTTCTTATCATTCTGATTCTTGTCTTTTGGCTTCTTATCTTTATTTTTTATTTTTCTAGGAGCCAGTGATTTTAAAGTGGACACCTTTTTATCTAAACTTTTTATGGTATATTTCTTTGTTTGTTTATTAATGATTAGCGCTGGTATATTTACAATTACTTGTGTTTCAATATCATATATAACATCTTTCACTCGCTGCAGTTTCTTTCTATCCAGTGCTTTTAATAAAAAGCTTATTAAATTGTTTTTTTCTTCTTCTGTATAGTTGTTTTTTTGCGAGTAATCTTCGGAATACTTGACTAGTTTGTTTTTCTTTGTTAGTTTACTTAATTTACTCCAATGCTGGTTTTTACTTATAGTTTTTTCTTTTTCTAAAAATGATTCTATGTTTGTTACATGTGGTTCTTTTGATGATTGAATGTTATTCATTAACATTGTTTTATACTTTATGTTTTTAAGTTCTACACATTCATCATTATTCTTCATATACTATAATATAATTAATAGAGTTTATACCCTTTTTTATAATTAATTAACTAATAATTACAAGTTATTTGTTTAAATGGTTGTTTTAATATATATTATAATACATATGAAAAAATTAGTAATAACGGGGAAATCAAACATAGAAGCAATACAGGGTGTAAAAGAAAAAAAACGGGCTACTATGAAAGATATATCGGATAGCCGTGTATTAGATATAAAAACACAAATAGATAGTATTAAAAAAATATATGGCGAATGTGAGTTTCAGTATAAAGAGTTGTATATAGGGGAGTTGAAGCGTAAGTTATCTGGTTATAAACAGCAAGATATTAAAAAGAAAAAGTATGATAGCGATGGATTTATTAGTTTAAATGATTTAATTGAAAAAATGATAATTTCAAGACATCGGTGTTTTTATTGTAAAAATTTATGTAAGATATTGTTTAATGATGTTCGTGATCCCTTGCAGTGGACGTTAGAAAGAATTGATAATAGTATAGGACACACAATAGATAATGTAGAGATTTGTTGCTATAAATGTAATATTAAGAGGGGGACCAAAAATTCCGAAGATTTTAGATTTGCGAAACAAATGAAAATAATCAAAAAAGAGTGATGGACCGCACAAACAAAAACAAATAAGCTTGATTAATTAATAAATATTATGGTTATACATATATATAATTATAATATGATGTATCATAAATTTACAAAACCGGGCGAAAAACTTCAAAAATCTGTGAAGCGCCGGGCGGAAACAAACGATGCCGATATAAATCCCCCGTCCAGTCAAGAAAAGAGTCGTGATTTGGGAGAGAAAGTTTCAACATTTCAGTTAAATGTTGAAAGGGGTTTCACATCAAATACTACAAATGGTGGTAAATATGGCAATAATAATAGGGATACAATTGCGAATCGAATAAATCAGCGGGATTTAGTTGTGCAAAGTAATGGCAATCCTTTTCTCTCCCAAAATAATTATATAAATGACTTGATGAACCAAGAAAAATATATAAGGCAAAATAATAATTTAAATACGAATTACTAGATAACTTATATATGTCCGGCTATATTACACAAAATAGTTTGTTATTAAATAATATGCTTAGTTTCTACAATAGAGACGGTAATCTTGAGAAGATTTTGCCTATCATTAACGGAGAATCAAGTATATCTCTAAGGTTAATAGATTGGTTTGCTACTAATTATAGTAAAAAACATTTTACGGTATACAAATTTAAACATGAAACTGGTGAAGAAAGAAGATTTAAAGTGTATTTAGAATACAAATTAAAGTTGCGTGCGTATTCAAAAAAGCGATTTGATCCGTTTTGTCGTTGGGATCGAATCACAATTCCATATAATGATGGTACTCATATTCAAACTACAATAGGTCAATTAAACTTTTTTAGATGGATATTGGAAAATAAGATATTAGAGTATATTGAGAAAAATGTAAGTGAAATTACGGCGGATATGAATAAACGAAACAGCACTTCTAAAAATGTAAAAGGCAAAGTAGATAAAACAACGCGAAAAACAAGAGAGGAATTGTCGGTTTCGGCTACAAAAAGTATTAAAAAGGAAAATGTGGAGATTATAGTTTCATTTGATTAGATTAGTATAGATTAGTATAGATTAGTATAGATTAGTATAGATTAGTATAGATTAGTATAGATTAGTATAGATTAGTATAAAAGATATTACAAGTATTATCAAACCAATTTAAAAACAAATAAATGATAATAATTATAAGATGCAAATTTTCGTAAAAACTTTAACTGGCAAAACGATTACATTGGATGTAGAGCCAAGTGATACAATTGAAAATGTAAAGCAAAAGATTCAAGACAAGGAAGGCATTCCACCGGACCAACAGCGATTGATTTTTGCTGGAAAACAGTTGGAAGACGGTAGAACGCTCAGCGACTATAACATTCAAAAAGAAGCAACCCTTCATTTGGTATTGCGACTTCGAGGTGGATTGTAAATATTATATAATAATGAACTTAAATATTATATAATAATTAAAGTAAATGCCTGTAATAGATAATACTAAAAATAATAATCTCAGTAGAAAAGGACGCGCTTTTTTGGATTGGGTATTGTGTGAATCCGGTGCTGAAAATGTAACTTTTGACATGAAAGAATGCGCTCGTTTATATAATGTATACAAAGATGTGTGTAATGAAGAATCCGACTCGAGCTCAACGCAATAAATAATAAAAATAATAAAAATAATAAAAATAATAAAAATAATAAAAATAAATTTTATTATTTTTAACTATCTTATTATGTAGTCTCGTGTAATATTATCCACTATCATGTAGACCGGTGATTGTTTAGTTTACCTAAGCAAACAATCTATTCATATTTTTTACTTCTATTTTGTCTTTTTCTTCTGTAAACAACTTTTCTACAATCTTATCATCTCGCAGCCGAATACTATATGACTTTTGTATATTTTTTCTTCCCACCCTTCCCAACGCTTGTATCAGTTTTTCTTGAGTCATATTCTGCAAGTCTTTTGATAAATATCCATGACAAAACTGGTAGTTTGTTCCATAAATATAATCGGATGAGGCAATAATGACATACAATTGCTGTGCTTCTGCCAACTTTTTCATAATATCGATATATTTTACATCAGCATTACTGCTAAACACACCAATGCCCATTAACAACAGTAATTTCCACTCTTTATTTATATTTAATGATACAATATCTTCTACTATTTTTTCGTCTATGTTACTAGTAAATAAATTGCTAGGTAATTCTGTATTGGGATTCCATTTTTTATAATGTTCCTCCCTGTTTGGTATATATTCCGGACTTAATTCTATTTTCTTCATTTTCTTCATGAATTCGCCGACTTTTTTATTATACTCATTTTGTATTTTTACTTCCTTGTCATTTGACCTTGCACTATCCAACACTTTATCACTTATTTTATCTGTTCGTTCTTTTTCTTCTTTAATAATAGCATTTAACGCTCCTCTGTATTCTTCATTTGTATCAATAATATTAAGCAAGTCACTCAACACCGTTTCCGGTATGTTTGATGCTTTTAAGTAAAACAGGCCTATCTTTTCAACATCATTTGTCATAAATATAGTAGGCCCATCTGTTAATGTTTTTGCATCACTTGTTGTAATTTTAATCATGGACTTGTCACTCGATGTTGCCTTTCCTTTTTTGTATTGTTTAAAATCATTTTCAGTGATATGTTTGCATAACTTTAAGTAATATAACTTAATTGAATGGATTGTAATATCGGAGATGTTTTCAAAATACTCGTTTGGTTTATAGCGCGATTTGATATTTTCAGCGTGCTTTAACATATACACAATAAATTCAGATGCTTGTTTTACATCGATATATCGTAGTAGCGTTTTATTTTTTTCTACAAATTTAACACATTTTTTAAATGCGTTATAATCGTCGAATTCGTCGTGTAAAACTACGACACTACCTTTTGTATTTAATAACTGGATTGTTTTGTTGCAATCATAACTAACTATATTAAACTGCTCTCCTTTAAATTTGCGTTTAAATGTGGAAACCATCGGATATATCTCATCACACGACGGCAAGGTTGCCGAAGATAAAACCACACTCGGTATTTTATTATTATCCCAGTTCTTCTTCATTATTTTATGAAACAAATGTTCTTTATAATCAAGTGTAATAGTTGGTTCATCCCAATACCATAATAAGTTTTCTGGTTTATTAAATGCCATCATATAATTCATGGAAGGCAAGTATGACTGAATATCCGTTATGATGATTTCAACTTTCGCACCATTGCTATTATCTACTCTAAATATGCCACCGGATTTTCTATTTTTCACGAAATCAGATACTGCGTAATAATGGAGACGAATATCATCAGGTGTTTCGCAACCAAACGCAACTGCGACAGGGATATGAAGAGCAATGCAAGATTTTGCCAATTGAAGACCAACGTGCTTAGCCGCGCAAGTAAATATTATTTTTTTATCTTTGACTAATCCCAGTGGTGTCATTGTTTTTCCAGTCCCAGTAGGTGCTTGATACAATATCAATTTTGGATCTGAGTTGTCTTTGATTAAACTAATCATTTGACGCTGATGATTAAACAAACACACGTCGTTATATTGCGACAATAACTTGTTTTCCTCGATGTATTGATGTGAATATTTAATGAGGTTTGTTATGTCTATGCTTTCTTTAAATGTGTCTAACACATAATTAACAAATGTCAACAACAAGTAATTGATGTGTTTGATATTTTTCTTAGACAATTGTAGCAACGAATAATAATAGTAGCATTTTTTTGCGTTACTGCATTGCTTGAAATACATCTCAAGCTGCTCCATCAAAAGGTTTTCAAATATATTTTTGTTTTTTAACAGTTCGCTTGTATTTATATTTCGTATTCTAATTTTATTTGCCTTTTTTATGCTTAGTTTTTTTATATTGATACGCAACTTGTATTTTAAATTATGTTGTTTTATAATTTGGTGGATGGGTTCTTCATAAAATTTGTTGTAAAAGTATTTGTGAAAGTCTTCGTAATCTTCTACATTGATTTTTAGATAACTAATAAGTGAATTATTTGGATTTTCAGAAGCATTTATATCGTTATGTGAGTTGTGTATAAACTTAAGTATATATAATTCTTTTTTATGCACGGGGAGTTCAAGAAACTCCCATTCGCTTTTTGTCAGTTTTTGTTGAGTAAGATTCATAATGATATTAACGTGTGTTAAGTTTAAGTTTGTTTGTTTGCTTGTTTATGTAGGTATGTATATTTCATAACAAATTATTATAAATCAATTTTATAATAGTTTGTTGATTAAATATGATTGTGTAAATAGGATATGATTAAATATTCGCGAATAACCGTATACTAAGACAGTGCACCGGTCGCGCCATTTGTAAGTAAGTTATTATTTAAATAACTGGGGGGTTTAAATTTTAAAAGATCGAGTTCATCGCTGGTGGTGGGAAACTCATCTCTCCCATATATATCTTGAAGAGTTAGCCATTCAAATAATCCTCCTCTATAAACATACACGTTGTGGAATCCAAGAGATAACAGTTGTTTATGCTTTTTATCTACATTTATATCACTATGATTTCGACCATATACAATAATATTGATTGCTTTCTTTGTTTTTAATAGTTCGTTTACTGTGTTTATTTCATGGTTGATATTTAAAGTATTTTTAATTAAACAATTTTGTTCGTAGTCTGGTAAGACATTTACTATAACAGTATTTTTGTTGTTATTTTTAATGATTTGTTGGACATCTTCAAAATTATATTGTTTACTTTGTGCTTGTCCCATATATGTTAATATACATCGGTGTATTATATTTAAATAAAAACACATGTAATAATGATAAATGAAAAATAAATAGAATGAAAATAATAAAATTGTGATTAATTTTATTATTTAACAATAAATAACTATAGGTTAGGAATTTATAACCCACAATTAATGATTTTAATTATAGATTATAATATCGTTAACCCACAATTATAAATTATAAATTATGAAGTTATGATAGCATTCCACTAAGAAACTTAGTTGGAGTATGCAAGACCACCCATACCACTCATGACGCGCAATACGTTGTAGTTAGTGGCATAGACGCGCACCTTAGCGGTGGCGGTGTTTCCAATGGCAGCGGCAGAAACAACCAATTGAAGGGTTGCGTTGTCGATGCGACTGAAGTTACAGGTTCCAGATGGCTGGTGCTCTTCTGGGCGAAGGGCGAACGAGTAAACATTGATACCGGCATCTGGGGAACGAGTGTGATGTTGGAATGGTTGAACGACATCGAAGTAAGAACCTTCGCGTTCACTGAATCGGTCTTGTCCGTTAAGTTGCAACTTGGCAGTGACAACTGGATTTTCACCCCAGCAGTGCATCTTAAGGGCAGTTTCGGCAAGAACGAATGCACCAGCATCCGAAACACCAGAGGCGGCGTTGACGGCAGCATTCAATGCACCCGAAACATCGGATTCGATACCAGTTTGACCGTCTCCACTTACATCAAGAGCACCAGAATCGGCGAACATACCACTGGCATCGATAACACTTTGGACTTGAGCGTCACTGGAGAAGGCACGGATGGAGTGAGGAAGAGCATCCAAAGCATCCGTGTAGTTAAATGGCTGAGCACCCAAAGCAGAGTGCAAGTTCTTTCCGGCAACGAAAGAATCGCAGTAGCTAACATTAACATCAGGTTGGACGACCCAGACAAGTTCCTTGCATGGGTGGTTGAAGTTAAGCTTAACCTTGTTACTGGAGGATCCGATGGATTCATCACCAGTGAATTGAAGTTGTTCGATCAAATATTCATGGGGATTTTGGGCCATGCGTCGGCGTTCATCCGTATCCAAGAAGATGTAGTCAACATACAAAGATGCGGCAACAAGAGACTTGCTGTAGGCAGCAGTCGATTTCATGTTAGCACCCCCAGTTGGGCTGACGGCACCGACAGCGAACAAGCATTCGTCCAATGGGCGAAGTTCGATGTTGATCTTGACTTCGTGGTATTGAAGAGCGATCAAAGGAAGGGCAAGACCAGGGTTGCGGCAGTACCAGAATTGCAAAGGAACATACAATGTCGTTTCGGGAAGAGCCTTGCGTGGTGCGCAGACCGCTTCAGGGACCGCAGCGGAAGAGCAAGCAGTTGCAACTTCAGCGAAGTCAGGGTCGGTCAAATAAGTAAGTTGGGTTGTATTACCAACCATCTTGTTGTAACCATCTTCTTGTTCAGAAGTAAGGGTCAATTGGTTCCAGATGTGCATCCAGTCACCATATTGACGGTCGATGCGTTGACCTCCAATTTCGACTTCAACCATGGAAACCATTTGTTCACCGGGGCAATCCAACCAACGTGCGTGGGGAGAGTCCGAAGAACTGATTTCGGGAAGAGTCACTTGAAGGTAAGTGCGGTATGCCAAGTCACCGTTACGGGAAACAGTGCACTGGACCCGGCGACCGAAGTCGGCTTGACCGTTGAAGGTTTGTTCAATAGATTCCATCGCGAAGTTAGTGTGACGACGGTAAGTAACCTTCCAGAAAGTGATCTGGGGATTACCAGTTAAATACACATCTTGTGCGCCATAAGCTACTAGTTGCATGAGTCCACCACCCATATTATAATATAGGTAAAGAAAAAAATTTTGTATTTTTACACACTTTAATTAATTATATCGTAAAATACAATATAGTTAATTACCAAGTATTTGATTTATGTCTAAATTTTCAACCATAAAGCGTTTTAAATACGATTCTAAATACACTTCTTTTTCATTATTGTGCTTTTTTTTAAATACATAGCAATTCCCTGATTTTTTAATCGACCACCCTTTTTCTAAAGCATTGTATAATAATGTCATTTTCTGCAGTTTTATCAAATCAATATTACTTATTTCTTCTTTATTAATTACCATATTGTTTAGATTATCCATTATATAATGAAAAATGTTTTAATAAATTATGAATTTACGAATATATATGCGAAAAAATATTGATTTCCTAAACAATAGTGAAAATTTCTAATTAAATACATCAAAATAATATATATTATTGATGCCTAATTTTAAACCAAAAAACAAGAAAAAATTAGTAGTTAATAAACATTCAATAACAACACTAGATAACAAGCATGATGAAAAAATGAAAGAGTTTACTAAAATAACAGAAGAAGAATTGCCTAATCTTAAAAAACAAATGTCTACATTAAAAAAGAAATTAAGGACGGTGGATAATATGAAAATAGAAGACGTATTGGAAATAAAAGATACGATTAAAGATATAAAATTAAAAATCAAGGAGCTAAAGAAAAAGAAAAAGTCGTATTTACTAAACAATTCAAATTTGATATTTGAATATTTTGAAAAAAAGAAAAATTTAAGCGATGGAAAAACAAATAAAAAGAAAATACTGCATTCTTTTTTTAGTAAAACAAGCGATACCATCGATGTTAACAACAATAGTAATACTATAGTTCAGCAATACTTCAATAATATTGATAATAAACATGTTGATATGGAAAATTATAAAATCAATTATGAAATATGCCCTAAATGTTCGGGGGAATTGGTTCAGGTAGAATCAGATGGGATATTAATATGTAAAAAATGTAGTTTTCAAGATAAGTTTTTAGTAGAGCATGAAAAGCCTTCTTACAAAGAACCACCAAAAGAAGTATGCTTTTATGCTTATAAAAGAATCAATCATTTTAGAGAAATATTGGCACAGTTTCAAGCAAAAGAAACAACTCAAATACCGGAAGAAGTTATTGAAAACATTCAAAAGCAAATCAAAAAAGAGCGATTGGAAATTAAAAATATGGATAATAAAAAGGCAAAAGATATATTGAAAAAATTGGGGTATAATAAATATTATGAGCACATACCTTTTATAAAAGATAAATTGGGTATAAAACCACCGGTAATGAGACCCGAACTAGAAGATACATTATGTAATTTATTTATGGAAATACAAAAACCATATAGTAAACATTGTCCCGATAGTAGGGTTAATTTTTTAAATTATTATTATGTGTTGTATAAGATGTGTGAATTATTGGATGAACATTCATTTTTGCCTTATTTTCCTATGTTAAAAGATCCAGTAAAAAGAATAGAGCAAGATGAAATATGGAAAAAAATATGTAAAGAATTAAATTGGGAATTTATTTCAACTATTTAACTATCAAGTATTCAACTATCAAGTATTCAACTATTTAATTATAATATTTAAATTATAATTAAAATACGAAATTATGTATGATTGTGTTGTGTGTGTGTTGTGTTATCTTATGTAATTATTTACATACCCATTCGTGGGAAACCAACCAAGTTAGCACCAATACCAAATCCAGCGCCTGAGCGGGCAGATACACCCATAGCAGGGACATATGTATCTAATACCGAGAAAGTAGCGGCGGCGGTCAAAGAGATAAGCAATACTTCATCTAAGTTCAATGACCGCTTTGGAATAGCATAGGCAGCAATGGCAACCATCAAACCTTCTACTAAATATTTAACAACGCGACGCAATAGTTCTCCTAAATCAAAAACTTCTGCTATTTTATCAAACATATTATATAATAAATAAACAAAAAAAAACTTAAACAATAATGAAATATACTATATTATAATATGGTTGAAAGAGAATACCAGCATCAAAAAACAACAGACGGCAAGGTAAATCATAGATATGTTGATTTACTAGAAGAAGATAAGGCAATTTCCGGGCAAAAATTTGTGTGCGTGTCTTTCGTTAGTCCTGAAAACACTTTGAAGCGTCGTGATTTGTTTATGTTTGAATCGTTTCTAAAAGATTATGATTTTTCTAAATCGATGGGGAAATTTTCGCAATTTTTAAACTTTTTGTCATACAAATATAACCTAAACTTTGAAACGTTGATGAGTGATATGCAAGAGTTTGTTAAAAGTGAAAAAGATGATTTAAAAACGACCGATATTTATGATTCGTATAAAACATTTTTGGATAATCATGAAAATGAATTGGATGATGAGTTTAATAAGCAAAATAACTTTCAAACAAGTGTAAGAGGATTAAAGGTTCGTGGTTCTTATTCTACACAAGAAGAAGCAGAATTGCGATGTAAGTTGTTGCGAGAAGTAGATTCCAATCACAATGTATATGTTGGACCAGTAGGTGTATGGATGCCCTGGGAACCCGAAGCATATAAAACAGGTCGAGTGGAATATTTGGAAGACGAATTAAATCAATTGATGCATGAGAAAAATCTAAATGAAGCAAAGGCAAAGCAGGAATTTGAAAAGCGCATTCAAGATACCAAACGAAAGGCAATTGAAGAAAACGTGAAATTGGCTAGAGAAAGTGGTAATAAATTGACACAGCGCTTGGATAAAGAAGGAAATTTGGTGGGTGTAAATAACACTATTGAAAACGACTTGAACGAGTTGGAAGACACCAGTTCTGAAAACATTAAAAAGGCGTTGTTTGAAGGAGACAACATTGTTAGGAAAAAGAAGGATTAAATAAACAAAATAAAATACACTATAATAAAATTATAAAAAATCGTATATTTTTTATAATTGATAGTTAATAGTTGGTAGTAATGGATTACCATTTATTTTTTTTCACATTGATGAGAGGACCTTTCTTTCTTCTTGCTGCATTAGCATCATATTGTTCCTCTTCATCATCCGATCCCAATCCTTTTGACATTTCCCAAAATTCTTTTGCTCCCAATTTAAAGTCATTGTGCGACGTTGCTTTATACCAAAATATTTGATCTTCTAATCGATTTGATTTTGAATTATTTGATATTACTAAACATTCGTAATTTTCGGTGCATTGATCCATTACTTGGCAAAAACTTTCAAATGTAGCAAACATCCCCGCAAAATTTTCATATATTCGTTTACGGTTATTGATATATGGTTCGCGCAGTATAAATGTATAATCTATATTTGTTCTAAGATTAGGAGGAACACCTAAAGGATACTGCATTGTAATAACGAGCATAATTTTCCAATGCCTACCATTCATAAATAGCAGCCGCATTAATTTATCGCGAGACCATGTATTATCATATAAACAATCATCTAATATAACAAACGCGCGGGGATCTATACTTGACCGTCCATACACTTGTTTTTCCTTTTGTATTTGTTTTATTACTATTTTTTGCCGCTTTAAAATATTTTCAATTATTGCAGTATTATATTCGTCGTGAATGAAAAGTTTAGGAACTAATTTACCGTAAAATCCATTACCGGCCTCTGTCCCCGATATAACGGTTCCGATTGGAATATCTTGATGATGATATAACATATCTCTTACTAAAAAACTTTTTCCAGTATCACGCCTTCCAATTAAAACAATAACTGGACCATTTGAATCATCCAAATCAAATTTGATATTCTTCATATTAAACTTTTTTAACTCTAAATTCATATATAAACCAGCATCATAAAATTTAATAAAGTAAAACGAATTGTATACAACCATATATTTGCTGATTAAAGTTAAATAAATGTATTACTAAATTATTAGTTTAAATATAAAAATTTAATTATCATTAAATCGTATGTTTTCTTTATATTATAAGAAAAATGATAACAGTGAATTATTTAGTCAATTGAAGGCCTCGGTGTGTGCTGAAATACAAAACTATATTCCAATTTACTCTACTTTTTTTGAATTAAATAGCAGTAACTATAATTCAATCAACTTAAATAGCAAATTTTCTATTAAAAATATAAATGAAGCATATGATTTAAATCATTATTCAATCGATGTTGAAAATGAAAGTAATGATGTTTTTCATAGAAAGTCTTTTTTTAAGTTTGGACCTATACTTAATCCTTTAAAATTCTTAACTGGAAAGTATAAAACTCTAACAAGTGATTCTAAATTAACACCGTCGTTCGATACTTTAATCCCACGAGGAGACATGCATTTAAAAAAAATACATGATAAAAACAATACATCATATGTAGATGGTTTTTTTTCATATCTGAGCAGTAGTTTATTAAATCACCATAATTTTGTATTTGGAAATGATTTTTATGGTTCATTTTTGTGTGTTCAAAAAGAGTTCCATTTAAATGTATATGATGACTTGGATTATCTTTATCAATCCGAACATTTTCATGAAACAAAAGATGTTGCGTTTAAACTGGATAATTTCGACACTTCTATTTTAGATGATGACACTAGAAAATACCGTGAAAAAATTAAAATGGGAGATAACACCCAAGAATTGGTATTGGATGATTTTAATGATGATGACTTTGATAACGTGTTTAAATTAACTTCGGAAAATGTGGATAAATTAAATAAACTTAACGAAATTAATTTGGGAAACAATCTTGTATATGAAAAGGTTAAAAATAAGGTAAGGGGAGATAGTGATTTGTCGAGTAATGTTGATTCTGTAACGACGGGTTCAAATAGTTTAAGTGAAAGTGACTGTGACAGCAGTGAAGATGAAGGAAGCGAAGGAAGCGAAGGAAGCGAAGGAAGCGAGGGAAGCGACGAAAGCGACGAAAGCGAAGAAAGCGAAGGAAGCGAAGGAAGCGAAGGAAGCGAAGGACACAGAAATTCTGATGGTGATTATAGTGGTTCTGATCCGGGGTTAAGTGAGAACGGTTCGCTAGTTAGTTGTTCAAATAGTGAGATGTCGGAGTATTCTAGTTCAGCAGATGAAAATGTGAATTGTGTTATATATAATTTTCCGGTGCAAATAATATCGATGGAACATATGCATGAAACTTTGGATAGTTATATGGAAAATAATGAAATGAGCATAATGGAATGGAAATCGTGTTTAATACAATTATTATTTATTTTGACAACATATCAAACATGTTTTGATTTTACGCACAATGATTTGCATACAAATAATATTATGTATATTGAAACCGAGCGAAAATATCTTTATGTTAAATATGATAATAAATATTACAAAATCCCTACTTTCGGTAAGATTTTTAAAATAATTGATTTTGGTCGTGCTATTTATAAATTCAAGGGCAAACAATTGTGTTGTGATAGCTATAGTCAAAAAGAAGATGCGGGTGGACAGTATAATTTTGAACCATATAAAAATAACAATAAACCGGAAATATTACCTAATAAAAGTTTTGATTTATGTCGATTTGGATGTTCCTTATATGACTATTTTATAGATGATTATAGAGATGAAGATGAGTATGATGATGAAATCGTTCAATTAATAATTAAATGGACGCGCGACGATAAAAACCGTAATATTTTATACAAGAAAAATGGCGAAGAAAGGTATCCCGAATTTAAATTGTATAAAATGATTGCTAGAACAGTTCATCATTGCGAACCACATAATGAACTAAATAATAAACTATTTGATTGTTTTAAGATAAGTAGAAAAGGCATCAATAAAAAGCAAATGATAAATTTAATAAATATTGATGAAATACCATTGTATGTATAAATGTAAGTGTAATAAGTGTAAATGTATTATATGAACATAATTGTAAAATACAAATATTATTAATTATTTTAATAATATTTGATTAATTTGTGTATGGCCAATTATGATCCAATTACTAAGTAAATTACTAAGTAAATTACTAAGTAAATTAAAAAGTGGGTTCATTTGTAAAAATCTCTGGTGGCTTTATTTTAGAAATTGAAGCACCCGAAAACTGATCAACAATCACGCTTCCAGATACAACTGATAAATACACTATAAGCGTATCGCGAAACAATATTTTCATAGGCTTTGCTTCTTTTAATATAAGTTTTGTTTCTAAATATTTTAGGATAAGATAAACAAAGGAAATCATTCCCGCCGTTATAAACACCGATTGTGCCATTTATATTTTTCTGTTATGTTTTTATGTATTATTTTACGCATTTGTGCATGTATGCATTTTATTAATTAAAGTAGTAAATTCGTAGAGTAAAGTAATTAATCTAGCAATTCAATATCACCAAGCAATATTGGAGTATCTAATTTTATGGAGTTAGACAACTCGCCGACATCATCAATATCTAATTTAATATTGTTATCGTCAAATATTTCTAAATTGTCATCTTCTTCATCTTCTTCATCTTCTTCTTCTTTTCTTCGTTGCATATTAACTTCGCTAATTTGTTCTAAACGCTCAATTGTTTTTGGTGCTTCCACTTCTTGTTCTTTATTTGTTCCCATATCCAATACACTATCCATATCATTAAAAGTTAGTAACGACTTGGTTTCGAATAGTTCTGTGTCTGAAGGGGTTGCTGTATTTGTAACATCACGGGTCGCAGATTCTGATGCTGATGTATCTGAGAAACTACTTTCTGTGTTCAACAACTCGTTTTTCTCTAATTTTAATATAGGAGTTTTACTAAACTCATCTAAACCATCGCCTTCATTATTTTTATCGGTTCGTTCAACTGACTCATCGAGTTCTTTTTCTATTTCTTTTTCACTAATTTCATGAACCACTTCTTCATCGACCGTTTCGTCAATATAAGAGCGCAATATTTGTTCAACTGGAATACTACTTCTAATTACTTCTAAAATACTTTCTTTACACAAAATTTCACACTCACGCATATTTTTTTGATATTGAAGTGGTGTAATTATTTTTTCAAACAAATACACATTTTTATACAATTTTCTGGCAAATGAGCTATATACTTGATGTATAAACAACGACAATTTGGGAATATCTAAATCAATCTTTTTTTGTTTTTGTGACACGCGAACACTTGTTAATACCTTTAATTGGGCGATGTGAACACATGTTATTAAATCTTCTAAATAATTACAACCAGTTGAACTAATAATTCTAGAAGATTCTTCCTCAATTAGTGATTCGTTCCATTTTGGAACACGAGATAGAAAATTTTGAAAAGTCATTAGATATTTATCGACTTCATCATTTTCAATACACAATCGTTCAGCATCATTAAATATTGATTTCACGCCATCAATAACAACAGGGGTTAATATACTTAATAAACGACAAGAGTATTCGTTCTTAGCTTCTGACAATACATTAATATTGTAGTCGTCCATTTTAAAATTATAAAATATTTTCTAAATCCATATTTTTCCGCATAAATACAAAATACAAAATATAAAACATCAACAACTCTTCATTTCTTATTTGCTTTCTAATTTTATCAAAATATAATAATATTAACTGATTTCCGGATGATTTCGATAAGTAATCCATTACATCTAAACAACTATACCCTTTGTTATACAGCGTTTTAGATGTATTCATACAATTAATAAGTGTATCGCAACTTTGTTTTCCTTTTATAATATTTTTTATTTTTATAAGTTTTTTATAAGACTCGGTATTATTATAATTATCAAACAACATATTATAAAAATTTACATAGTCGTTGTTTGCTTCTGGCATAGGAATATAAATACAGCAAAAACGCGACAATATAGGATTAAGAAGCAGTTTTTTATTTTCAGCAATAATGAAAAAACGGGTATTGTTGCTATATTTTTCAATACAACGCCGCAAAGCCGACTGGGCGTCCATCGTTAATTTGTCAGCATTAAATAATATGATAGACTTAAACATTATATTGTTTTTATGTTGAATATTGGTTTTTGCGAAAAATTTCAACTGGTCTCTGAAAAAACGGATACCTTTTCCATGCGCACAATCAACATACATAACATATTCTTTAATAAAATTTTGATTATTATCGTATATTTTTTCAATAAAATGGTTTAAAATGGTTCGTTTGCCAACGCCATATGGTCCGTGAAATACTATATGTGGTATTTTTTTATTATCTATAAAGTAATTAAGTTTACCGATGATTGATTTATGAAATGTATAAATGTCTGTTATATTGTTATTAAAATTATAATTAATTGTATCATTTTTAAAAAATAAATCATTCATTAATAATTATACATAATGTATTGTATTTATATTGATAATACATTATGTTGTTAGATTATGTTGTTAGATTATGTTGTTAGATTATGTTGTTAAAAATTTATGCGACACTACTTAATGATTGTGAATAAGGATTATCGTTGAATGCTTGTAATAAATTAGGATCATATCGTCCAGTTTGATTTCTCTCCCGTGTATTTTTACCACTCAGTGCTCCATATGTTTCAACACTACTTGTGCTTTTGGGCATATTAGGAGTGATTTGAGATGGAACTGTGCTTCGGTTTCGTAAATTACTTACATTTTGATTGCCGTCAAAAATAGGTTGGTTTCCTGCTTGAAATCTATCTACCTTTGATATAACTTGTTTATTTGGATTTAATGAAGTATTGTAAGCAGTATTATATACTTGTCCTTTATGCTGTGCGTTGCCAGCATTACTATTTCCAATGTAAGAACATGTAGTGGTATCGCGGTTTTGTCCGACAGATTGATGTTCGGTATTCGAGTAAGCAGCGTCAAACGCAGTTCCACCATGTTTTGTATATTCGGTATTTTCAGTTTGTTCGCGAATAGTGGTTTTTGCAATATCAGATGGATTCCACACCCTAGAATTAGATACTCCATTTTTACCTCCAGATGTGTTTCCAAGCGTTCTAATATTATGAACTACATTTTCTTTTAATGTTGGTTTAATCGCGTCTAAAATGGGAGTAACCATCGCGTATAATCCTCGTCCAACAATCCCCATTGTTTTGGTTTCACCAGTTAAAGTTCTGGAATTTGGGAGAGATTTGTATCCAGATTTACCATAATTGCCGTGTTTTTCAGTCCAACCATCGGCTCTCGTGGCGGTTCCTACATTTAAACTTTCTAATTGTTGTTTGGTAGAGTCTTGGTATTCTCCACTTTGATAAATACCACTTGCGTTAGCCGTATCACCACCTCCAAAATATTCGCGTGTAGTAGACGATCGATTTTCAGGACGAAATACATGTGTGGTTGGTGCTGCTGGTTTTTTCTCTACACCGGTTGTTGTAAAATACCTATCTGGGTTATTAATGAAAAATGTATCGGGTTTATGCTGTTCTACTTTTCCTAAAGAACCGCGAGGTCCTCTACGACCAACATGTTTTCCTAGCATTTGTCCTTTAAATGATTTTTTTGGATTACTATCTACTCGAAGTTCATCCACGGTTTTTGGTTTCCATGTATCTCGTTCTTGCATACCTGAATTAAATCCACCATCTCCTTCACTTGTAAATCCTTTGTTTAAGCCCGGGCCGACTTGGATTTCCTGCCATGGTTTGGCATTGTTCATTTTAGAAGTGACATTTCCACGCATTCGCTCCTGCATAAAGTCCGATGTAGATGGCATACCATTTATCCACTGCATATCTTTTTGTGGCTTGAAAAAAGGTGCTTCTGCTTTTTTTTCTATTTGTTGGCTACCAGACCCAGTATACAAGTCTAAAAGTCCATCCCTTGAACCAGAATCAGTTGATTGCGTAACAGATGAACCGAAAAATGGTTTCATATTGTTGTGCTTAAATTCAAATGTCTGTTTTACTTCTCCCGTCAACGATGTGTATTTGTTATAGTAGTTTTCGATTTCACTTCTTACACTTGCAGTCAGTTCTAGTTCGTTTGTATTTTTATTTAAACCAGAATACTTGTTGTTGGTATATATATCATCTCTCCCTTCTTTATTTTCAACAGGATAATTTTCCGGTGGAACTTTGGTATTTACTAAACCATCATTGTTTACATTTGAAGATGTAATACCACTAAATCCTTCTTCTTTTTTCTTATCATTTGATAAAATATACATTATACCTAAAGCGGCCATCGGTATTGCGATTTCTGCCATTATACTATATATAAATTATAATATTTTCTTTATAGTTTATTTATTATAATTTATTATGATTCAATTATAAATAAATTATAAACTAAGTAAACGCCGAATTATTGTATTAAATCAGTGCATGGTATAATAGGAACATGACTGTCCTTTTCTAATATTCGCGTATTTAAATTATTTTGAAAGGTCAAGCATACATTTTCTTGTGGATTTAAGTGAAGAGGTATAGTGTGGTCTTGTTGAAGATCTCGATACAAAAAACCAGGATGCGTTGCTCTAGATTGGCCCGTTATTTCTTTTGCGTGTGTAGAAACCTTTACTGGATTTGTTTTAAGTGGTTTTGCCACCTTATAATGCCGTCCATATCGCTGTAATTTTTTGTTTACATTTTTCAAGTCACTTTCTATATCAATTGGATGACCATTTGAAACGGTTTGAAGATTTGCACTCCATCCCATATGTCTTATTTGGGGATCATTAAATAAGGTAGGCCGGTCACCCCAACCCGGTGTATCTAAAACATATCTTCCAGGACCAGTTGATTCTTGTAATAGTTTTTTTGTTCTGCATTCATCATAATTATATCGTGTAAAAGCCATTAATATATATATTAATTATTTAATTTATTTTTAATAAATAAATTAACCTATAAATTAACCTATAAATTAAACTGCTATTATTTACTATTATTTGCTATTTTCATCTCTGACATCTACTAAATTTTTTATTTTGTTTAATTGTCGTAACTTTTCTCGTATGACATTTTTAATACTAGTTATATCTCTTTCTAAATTTGTTTGACGACCATCCAATACCTTATGGTTTACATTTAAATCCTTAACTGCCTCTACCAACAAACCCATTAAACTATTATACATAATTGATTTGTATTCCCCTCCATTGTTTACTACCTCGGGGACCACTTTTTCTGTTTCTTGTGCTATCAATCCCATATATACCCTATCTTTATCTGGCAAATCTGTTCTAGTATAGGTAACTCCCCTTAACGATTCCACCTTTTCTAAAGCAAAAGGAATTGTATTAATGTTTGTTTTCAATCTAGCATCTGAACTCATTGTAACAACGCCATTTGTATTAACATACTCTACTTGTGAATTTCCTAATTGTATAACATTGTTTCCTATTGCTGTGCTTCCATATCCAATTGCAGTAGAATTTGTGCCATCGGTTTTGGCTAAATATCCTATTGCGGTTGAACCAGTACCACTTAAATCTATGCCATATCCTAATCCAGTTGAAAATTGTATAGATGAATTAGATATATCAGTAGATGAACCAATTAAAACATTACCTCGTGGTAGACTAGCATAAGATGAAATACCCTTTATCGTATCTCCAGTTGAAGTGTTCCCAATTATTATGTTGTCTTTATTATACATCAATACGGTTTTGTTTAATGATATATCACCATTTATGATATTTAAACCAACTGTTTCTGCTGGTTCACTTACTGAATATGTATTTACGGTTAAACGACCATTTAAGTTTCTAGAATCCGAATCAACACCCGCAACTGTTTGCGATAAATCATATATATCTTGCGATACACTATAAATTTTTTGAATAATTGTGTGTAAACTACCACCACTTGGTTCTGTAATATCTCCCAATGTAAATGCTATTTCTTCTAGTGTATCAAGATAATAAGGCGCGTTTCCAATTAAATCATCTATAATATGATGAATATCTCCACTCATATCAGATAAGTCTCTAATAGTTATACTGCGTTCTGTGCTAATTTCACGGTTTAATTCACTTGAAGTATAACTTGATAAATCGGTAATTTTTGAATTAATTGTTTGAAATGTTAAAGCACTTAAGTCGCTTATATTAGTTGAAACTTCGGCACTGAGCCGCGATTTCTCCAGTGATAATTCTGCGGAGGTGTAGTTGGATAAATCAGTGATGTCGCGCGCGGTTTCACTACTTAAATCACGTATTTCAGTAGAAAGTTCAACACTTAGACGGTTTTTCTCGAGCGACAGTTCGGTAGAGGTGTAGTTGGATAAATCAGTGATGTCGCTACTAGTTTCACTACTTAAATCACGTATTTCAGTAGAAAGTTCAAGACTAAGTCTGTTTTTCTCCAAGGACAATTCT